GTGTTTGCACAATGAACGATATGACGTTTATTGCAACTAGCTACTCGCAGTTTCTGAATGCGAAGTCTCAACAAGGATCGGATAGCGGGTTTGCTCCCGTATGGATGCCGGACTTTTTGTACGACTTTCAAAAGGCCCGATGCGAGTGGCTAATCCGCAAAGGCCGGTCAGCTAACTTTTCAGATTGCGGACTTGGAAAGACGCCGATGGGTCTTGTATGGGCGTCGAACGTGGCTCGCAAAACGTTGCGGCCTGTTTTATACCTGACGCCACTGGCTGTCGGGGCTCAGACCATTCGTGAGGCAGAAAAGTTTGGCATTCAAGCCAAGCAATCACGCGACGGCAATTCTGACGGCCACATCATCGTCACGAACTACGAGCGGTTGCACTATTTCAATGCGGCAGATTTTTCTGGTGTTGTGTGCGATGAGTCAAGTGTGTTGAAGTCGTTCGCGGGCCAGCGGCGCGGAGAAATCACGCAGTTCATGCGTAAGGTTCCGTATAGGCTATTACAGACAGCGACCGCTGCGCCGAATGATTATCTTGAGCTAGGAACATCGTCTGAGGCCCTTGGGTACTTAGGGCACATGGACATGCTAAACAGGTTTTTCAAAAACGACCTTAACAACAGCGCGACAGGACGCATGCGTGGCGAGGTTGTGAAATGGCGGCTTAAGGGGCATGCGGAACTCCCGTTTTGGCGGTGGGTGTGTTCGTGGGCGAGCGCCATGCGGAAGCCGTCCGACATTGGGTTTGACGATACGCGGTTTGTCTTGCCTGAGTTGACTGAGGTTGAGCATCTGGTTGAGGCAAATACGCTGGCCGACGAAATGCTTTTCGCGTTGCCAGCGCAAGGACTTCAAGAGCAACGCGAGGAGCGTAGGCGTACCGTTCAGGAACGTTGCGAGCGTGTGGCTGGATTGGTCAACAACACCGGAGAGCCTGCGCTGGTTTGGTGTCATATGAACGACGAGGGCGATCTATTGGAAAAGCTGATCCCGGATGCTGTTCAAGTTAGCGGCTCCGACAGCGATGACGTAAAAGAGGCTCGCCTCTTGTCGTTTGCGGAGGGGCGTGCTCGGGTGCTAATTACGAAGCCGAAGATTGGAGCATGGGGGCTTAATTTCCAGCATTGCAATCACGTTACGTTTTTCCCTTCGCACTCGTTTGAACAATACTACCAAGCTGTTCGCAGGTGCTGGCGGTTTGGTCAGAAACGGCCCGTCAGAGTTGACATCGTTACCACGGAGGGAGAGCGTGGAGTGATGAGGAATCTCCAGCGCAAAGCAAAACAGGCGGACGAAATGTTTGACCGTCTTGTGACTGAGATGAACTACGCGGCTGGTGTCGAACGCAGCCATCCAATGACAAAACAACTGGAGTTGCCATCATGGCTGTAACTGAACAACACGTGACCGATCGGTTTGCGATTTATAACTCTGACTGCGTGGAGGTGATGGAAGGATTGCCATCTGCGAGCGTTCACCTATCGATTTATTCGCCACCGTTTGGAGGCCTGTATCACTACAGCAGCAACGAGCGCGACCTGTCAAATTGCGATGACTATGACTCGTTTTTTGAGCACTACACGTTTGTCGTGCGAGAGCTTGCTCGAATCACAATGCCCGGGCGGGTAACTGCGGTGCATTGTATGGACGTTCCGCGCAGCAACAGCGGGACGGACTCGTTGATTGACTTCCCAGGAGACATCATTCGGTTGCATGAGCGTGAAGGGTGGAGGTACACGGGGCGTCGGGCAATTTGGAAAGAACCGCTGGCCGTTCGTTTGCGAACCATGCAGAAAAACCTAGCCCATGCGTCGTTGTGTGCGGACTCTATCGATTGTGGTGTTGCCTCGGCGGACTTTTTGTTGACGTTCCGCAGGCATGGAACCAATCCTGTCCCAGTGATGCACCCGCAGGGCCTATTTGACTACGCCGGTGAACGCGTCCCGCCTGCTGACCTGTTGCCGTACCGTGGCTGGTCAGGAAAGCAAACAGAAAACAGGTGGTCACATTGGATCTGGCGGCAGTATGCAGATTGCATGTGGGATGACATCCGATTGAATCGCGTGTTGCCGTTCCGTGAGGCAAGGGATGGCGAGGACGAAAAGCATGTTCACCCGTTGCAGCTTGATGTTATTGATCGATGCGTGGAACTGTTTAGCAATCCCGGCGAGACTGTGTTCACGCCATTTATGGGCGTCGGATCAGAGGTTTACAGCCCGGTCATTCTTGGTCGGCGCGGGATGGGAGTTGAGTTGAAGCCAAGTTACTACCGTCAGGCTTTGAAGAATGTTCAAATGGCTGCGGCAGGTCGCAAAGACCTTGAAACATCCGAGGCGTTTGATTTTGAATCTGAGGTTGAAGTGGAGTGAATCTCTCCGTGCGTCTCCAGCGCACTTTGTCCGGGCAGGTGTGACGACCGCCTGCCCGGATTGTTTTGAAGCACAATGGGGGTTGCATGAACGAAACCAAAAAGGCCCGGTTGCTCAATCTGCTCAAGACGCAGTGGACAACACCGCTCGAAGCACTCGAAGCCTGCGGCATATTGTCTCTGGCACAGCGCGTCAGTGAATGGCGGGCTGCTGGAATCGTCATCCTCGACAAGTGGGTGGAGACGGGCACCGGGGCGCGTGTGAAGGCGTATCGGGTTGTGAAGGGCGCTCGCTGAATGGCACGGATTCGCACCATCAAGCCAGAGTTCTTCACGAGCACGGACATCGTGTCCCGCTCGCCGATGGCTCGCCTTCTCTATATCGCGCTGTGGTGCGAGGCAGATAAGGAAGGCCGTCTGGTGTGGAAGCCGACGACTTTCAAGCTGCGTTACCTGCCCGGAGACAACTGCGACGTTGATGCTCTGTGTGCAGAACTGGTTGAGTCCGGTTTGGTTCGTCTCTATGGCGATGGCTACGCGGTGATCCCGTCTTTCAAGGCACACCAGCACGTCAACCCGCGAGAAAGCGAAAGCCAACTGCCCGCACCTACAGAGAAATTGACGCGTCAGGCACGCGTCGGCACGCGTCAGGCACGCGGCAGCGACGCGCAGGGAGGAAGGGAAGGGAAGGGAAGGGAAAGGAAGGAGTCCCCCAAACCCCCTGCGGGGGCTGATGCCCGCTTTGAGATTTTCTGGAAGTCCTATCCGAACAAGACCGGCAAGGATGCTGCACGCAAGTCCTTCGAGAAACGCAATCCAGACGATGCGCTGCTCGCGCAGATGCTCTCGGCCATCGATGCCCAAAAAGCTTCCGCGAAGTGGACGAAGGACGCCGGGGAATTCATCCCGAACCCGTCAACGTGGCTCAACCAGGGCCGATGGATGGACGGCGCGGATGGCGACGGCGGCGGCGAGATCACCCACTGGCACGAGACACGCGGCGGCGTTGATGCGCGGGCAACCGCTCTTGGAATGCCGCCATGGAACGGGATCGAGCAGTGGGTGTTTTTCAGGGCACGCGTGATCGAAGCATCGAAGGAAGCCGCATGAGCAAGTCCGAAGCCCACTTCATTCTCGACTGCGCACGCGCTGGTGTCGATGTCGGTGACGACTTGATAAACATCGCGCTGCTTGTGACGGGCGATTGGAACGGGTGGGCCGCATGAAGCACACCGTAACGCTTTATTCGGCGCAGCAGGGACACGCAGAGATGCGGAACCTGTGGGAGTTCCTGAAACCCTGGCTGATCGCGGGCCATCGACTTAGCCTGTCCGTCAAGACAGAGACGCGCAGCACCGCTCAGAACAGCCGCATGTGGGCGATGTTGGGCGAAGTGTCCGAACAGGTCGATTGGTACGGGCGGAAGCTGACGCCGGAAGCATGGAAAGCAGTGTTCTCGGCCTCGCTGAAGAAGCAGGACGTAGTGCCTGGGTTACATGGCGACTTCGTTGTGATCGGGCAAAGCACGTCGCAGATGACGGTTGCCGAGATGACGGAACTGATGGACTTGATGGAAGCCTTCGGAGTCGAGAAGGGCGTTCAGTTCACCGAGGTGGCCGCATGACTCCGCGCCCGAAGTTCTCCTACATCCGCAGCCCGAAGTTGCTCAAGGCGTGCCGCTGCATCCCTTGTCAGAACTGCTACGCCGAAGACGGAACTGTTGTTGCCGCTCACTCGAATCAAGCGATACACGGCAAGGGCGGGCAGATCAAGGCCAGCGATGTCTATGTAGCGAGTCTGTGTTTTGACTGCCATCGAGAACTAGATCAGGGCAAGAAATACAGCGAAGGCCAGAAGGTTGCGCTGTGGACATCCGCCCATGTCCGAACCGTCGAACAACTAACCCGCCTCGGCAAGTGGCCCGCAGGCGTACCCGTACCGGAGGAAGCATGAGCAGAGAAGACCGCCCAACGTGGAAATTGATTCACCTGATCGCGCAGGCATGGCCTCAAGGCGTGCTGTCGTGCGACGTTGAAGGAATGACAGGCGAGGTTGTCCACGGGTTATTGCGGCACACCGTGAAGAACGGTGCGGTCACGTCGGTTGTTGAAGGACGCAAGTGCAGATATTTCGTCAGCCCGGATCAACTGCAACTGTTCGTCCGTGGGCGGCGTCCGAAGTCGATGGACGGCCCGTTCTATCTGCTTCGCACGATGGCGAAACGCGAAGAGGGTGTGTGCAGTTCCGAGAGAGTCGGTGGCCGGTCGGTCAAGAGAACGTGTGCGATGTTGCTCGCCCTGGTTGCTCAGGGCGATCTAGTCCGCGTTCCAACGGGCAAGTCGTTTCGCTACTTTGCAACTCAGGAACTGGCGGACGCATTCGCAGCGAAGTTGAAGAAAGAAGAGCAGAACGGCGGACTTCACATCCCGACGACTTTCCGGTTCACCGAGAAGCGGAAGAAAGACCACGAACGCACGAAGCAGGAAACGCGGGCCGAGTGGCTCAAAAGGCCGATGGTTGTCCCGGCTCATGTTCAGGTGCAACGCGCTCCAACACCACGCGGGCGGTTTCAGGTTGACGGGCCTGTAATCGGCGGCTTCCTGACTGAGTGGCACACGCTCAGAGCATGAGCGCACTAGACAGCGTATTCAACGACAAGCAGGGACGCGAACTGCTTTTCAGCGCGGGCGTGGAAGTCGGCAGGGTGCGAGGCAGGGAAGAACTGGCGCAGCACCTGATTCGGGAGTTTCGGAAGTTGACGCATGGCACGCCGATCAGCTTCCCGGACTTCATTCGGCAGCAACTTGTGAAGATTCAGAGAGGGGACGTATGAGCGCACTAGACAAACAACCAGGCGGCGATCACTACCGCAACAAGAAGATTCAGCCCGTCGAATACATCGTGGCAAACGATCTCGGGTTTCTTGAGGGCTCCATCGTCAAGCGAATCACCCGCTACAAAGAAAAGGGCGGCGTCGAGGACTTGCGGAAGATTCAGCACGAGTGCGAGTTGCTGATCGAACTGCGCGAGCGTCGGGATATTTCTGTCGGAGAGGTGACGGATTGGGGCGGACTTGGCGAATAAGTACGGCGCTCGAAAGACGGTTGTCGATGGCATCACGTTCGATAGCGCAGCCGAGGCAAAGCGGTATCGGCTGCTGGCTCACTCGGCGCTGCTCGGGCACATCGCGGGCCTCGAATTGCAGCCGGTCTACATCCTGGCCGAAGGCGTGAAGCTGTACGGCGAGAAGCGCAAGCGGCCTGCCATTCGATACCGGGCGGATTTCAGCTACGTCACCGACTCCGGCGAGAAGGTAGTCGAGGACGTGAAGGGAATGGACACCCCCATGAGCAGGCTAAAGCGGCATTTGATGGCGACAGTTCTAGGCATACAGGTGCGACTCGTATGAAAAAACCAAACAGCTCTACATTTTTCATGTTGGACGATACACGCGGCTGCATTGCCGTTGAATCAGAAC